GGGCCGCCCTCGTTGACGATCTTGGTGATGGTGTAGCCGCCGTAGACGGCGTTGTGGTCGAGGTTGTAGGTGCCGACGTTGGCGACGTAGGTGCCGTTGTCGGTCTTCAGGTAGGCGTCCCCGTGCGGGACACCGATGGCGTCCATCGCCTGAGCGAACTTCGCCTCGACCTGCTTGCGGGTGTATCTCATGGGGTTCTCCTTCTTGGCGGGTTGGACTTCCCGGCGCATGACCGGGAAACCGAAGCCGTCAGCGGCTCAGGATGTTGTAGGTGTCCCAGTCCTCGTAGCGGATGATCGGCTCGCCGTTGTCGGCGGTGCCGCCCCACATGGGACCGCAGAGGCCGGTGAACTTAGGCTGGCCGTGGAGTTCCTTGCGGAGTTGGCCACCGCCTTCGCCCCCGGTGTATTCGAAGCCGCGCTTGCCGAACTCGGCGATGGGGCGGGCGTCAAACATTTCGGCCTTGCGGGCGTTGTTGGTAACGAGTTGATACTTGGTCATGTGGCGGGCCTTTCGGTTGGGTTCCTGTCTCAACCCCAATATGGGGTCTGTACTACGAAAGTCAATAACGTAGTACGAACTATTTTGGGGTGATTGCGCCGCCCAGCAGCAGCAGGGCGTAGGCTCCAGCCATCCAGCGCAGATCGAGGGTGCCGGGTTCAGACATCAGGTCGAACATCGGCTGGAGGAGGATGGCGAACCCGGCCAGCCCGAAGGCCAGCCCGATCCTTTCTCTCCAGAGTCTCATGGGGTTCACCTCAGAAGTTATGGTCGTGAAACTTGTGGGGCTTGTCGGCGATGTTGTAGCGACCGCCGTGCTTGTCGTACCACTTGCCGTTCTTCCGCTTGCGGATGGCGAAGACCGGCAGGTCAGGGTTGGGGGTGATGAACCAGCGCTGTGTCTGGTCGTTGGCGACGTGGCCGAAGAAGCCACCGGGGTGGAAGTCCATCTTCCACGTTGGGTCGCGCTCGGCGTTCATGTGGCGGATCATCATCTTGTTGGGGGTGCGGACCTCGACCACCTCATGGGGTTCAACGTCGGTGTAGCCGCAGTAGTTGGCGTAGAGTGTCATGCATCCTCCTTTGCAGCCCGGAGAGCAGCGGCTGCGGCTGCGTTGGGGGTGAACCCGTCTTCGAAGGCATCGACGTAGGTCCAGTCGGGAAGATCGCGGTTATCGAGTCCGCACTTCCTGAGCAGGGCAGCGTCGACCTTGGCCATCCAGTCGTTGAAGGTGATCTTGGCGGGCATTCGGTTCTCCTTTCACACCCAAGATAGGCGCTGTACTACGAAAGTCAATACCGTACCACGAAAATAAATCCAGCCTTGCATTTCGTAGCACGGAGACCTATCTTGAGGGGATAACCGGAGGAACCCGATGGACGCTGTGACAGAGAAGAAGAAGGTCGGCAGGCCGCCGACGCGCAAGGCGCTGCTGACGCTGCGGCTGGAGCCGGAAGTGGTGGAGTTCTACAGGGGATTCGGTCCCGGCTGGCTGCAAGGCGTCAACGATGCGCTGAAGGCCACGATGGAGCAGCGCATCATTGAGGAGCAGAAGCGGCAGGAGCGCAACGCCAAGCGGCGCGCGGCAAGGAAGGGCTAGGTCACTCTTCCCGGAACAGGCTGGTGTGCGCCTTCTCGTAGGCGGTCAGCACGGTGCGCGCCTGATGCAGTTCCTCCTCGGCGGCAGCAAGGAAGTGGCGATGCTCGGCGTTCTTCTGGGCAACCCGGACGTTGATCCCGTCAATGCGGTCCTGCAACGTGCGCAGGGTGCCAGCGATGCTCTGCCGGGAGCGCCCGATCAGGGTGCCGGGTTCCTGCGTCTGCCGGTCTTCTTGGCGATCCGGCTCCATCTGCCGCAGCGCATGTTCGATGGCCTCTGCGGCTTCGTCTTCCGGGTCGGCCAGCTTGAGATTGGTGGCGGGCATGTCTTCTCCTTCTTCGGGGGTCATCGATCTTCTTTCGGGTACAGGTCAGGCCGCAGGTCGTGGCGCGAGACGCCAGTGATCTGCTCGATCTGCAAGACTCTTTCGGCTGGCACCCGCGACCACTTGTAGAAGGTCGGGTGCTTCACCCCCAGCCGCCGCGCCAGTTCAGACAGCCCGCCGATCCGGTCAGCCGCCTGATGCACGATGTGGGGTGGACGGATGCGGTCGGCGTCGAGCGGAGTGATCATGAGGGGTTCCTATATTTGCCCCCTTGTAACCGATGCTTACGTATCAAGGCAAGACGGTGCTGGTAATTTAGCGTGCCAGCCGCCTGATGGGCTTCGGTCGGATCGGTGTGCTGCTGCACCACCAGCTTGGTCAGGGTGTCGACCACGAGGCACAGTCCTGCCTCCCGGCGAACCCGGTAGCGAACGATCCGCTTTGGCATGCCTATCGGATGAAGTTGCCAAGGCCGCGCGGCATGGCCTGCCGCTGTGCCATCAGCGCCGGGTTGGCAGGCTGCTGGATCGGCACCGGGGACGGCGGCGTCAGCCGGGTGGCGGCGAGTTGCGCCAGCCGCTGTGCGGCAACCGGCGAGGCGTTGACCGGCAGGGTGCCCGGAATCGCACGGCCCATCGCACCGGGTGCAGCCGCAATCCTAGGCTGGGCAAGGGGTTGAGCGGCAATCGGCGGCGTGGTCATGGGTGGCCGGATGATCTGAGCCAGCTTCTGTGCAGCCAGCGGCGAGGCGTTGGTGGTCAGCATCTACTTGCCTTTCGGTTTGTCCCTCACAGCCTTCTTAAACCCTTTGTGCTGGTCCGCAGCCACAAACTCACGCGCCACCTTTTGCGGAATCCCAGTCTTCTTGGCAAACTCCTTGTCGTGGGCGGCTGCACGCATGGTTTTTGCTTGCTTCTTCGAGACACTGGGCATTGGCTTTCTCGACCCCTCGACTAGCCTGTGCAAATCGTACTATGAAAGCACATGGATGAACAGCGGCAACTCGATATCTTCAAGTCCAAGCGCCAGAAGGGCACGCTGCCGCCCGGTCCCTCTGAGTTCCAGATTCATTGCGCAGTGGCCGACTACCTACGGCACGGGCTGGCACCGGGCTGGGCGTGGTTCCACCCGGCCAATGGCGGCGAGCGACCGGCGACCTATACCGTGAAGGGCAAGCGCGTCTCATTCGAAGGCGGCAGGCTGCAACGCATGGGGGTCAAGCCGGGAGTCTCGGACATCCTGCTGATCAAGGCACCGCACGCCACGCTGCATTGCCTTGAACTGAAGGCCAAGGGCGAGAAGATGAGCGCCGCGCAGGCGGCTTGGCAGGGTGAGATGGGGGGACTGGGCGCTTGGACGGCTTGGGCCGACAGCGTCGACGGCGCGCTGGAGATTCTTCGCGGGTGGGGAGCGATCAGGACTGGATCTTAGCCAGCTTTTAAAAGAGGATAGGGATCGAGTGCGGTGACACCCGATCCCCCCGACCAACCTCGAAACATCGACGCATCGTAGCCCGCCAAGGCAACCTCAAGGAAGCACTACCCACCTCAAGGAGAAAACATCAATGTCCTTCCACAATACCGATTTCCCCAGCCCGCACAACACCTTGTGTGCAGCATGAGCGCACCCACACCCTTTGAGGTAGTCTGTGCGCTGGTCGAGGCGCGGCTCTTGATCGAGGCGTTCGAGGCTGGCGAGCCGCCACCTGAGTTCGAAGAGGGCTGGAAGGACGATCTGGAGGCGCTGTTCGAGGAGGAAAGTGGTGGCTGACTATCCTCCCGGCGATGCCGACGCCTTCGCTCGCTATCTGGAGCGCAAGACTCGCGAGGAACACCGCGCTCGGCAGCAGCAGGCGTACCAGCGGGAAGAGGACGAGCATTACGACCGGGCGTTCGCGCCAGACCCACAGCCAAATGGCCAGTACGCAAACGGCCAGTCACAGCATATCCCCAAGATAGAGCCGCTCGACACCATCCGGGCGTCAAGCTGGCATGGCAAGGAGCGGCCAGTCCGCGAGTGGCTGGATGGCCGAAAGCTGTACAGGGTAGGCTTTACAGGCATCCTGACCGGGGCTGGGGCTGTGGGTAAGACGTTGCTGGCGCTACAGGCCTCAGTTGCCTGCGTAACCGGGATGCGGTGGCTTGGCACACCGATCAAGCAAGGGCCGGTGATCTTCTATTCGGCTGAAGAACCTGTTGAGGAAATGCATCTCAGAGTCGATGAGATATGCGAGGCAGAAGGTATCCATCTCAATAAACTGGGTGACCTCCATGTGATCGACCTCAACAAGGTGATCAACGCGGCACTGATTGCCACCGACAAGAAAACATCCGTCAGTAAGACAACCGACCTCTTCCTTCGACTCGACAAGACCATGTCGATCATCCAGCCGGTTTGCGTTTGGCTGGACAACCGATCCCTGATCGTCACCGGCAATGAAAACGACAGGGATGTCGCATCCTTTGCCATGCGACAGTTGCAGTTGCTCGCTGAGAAGCACCGCTGCGCCATCATCATGCTGGCCCATCCATCGCAGGCCGGTGAGAACAGCGGTACTGGCGCATCCGGCTCTACCGGCTGGTTCAACACCACCCGCTCCGTCGTCTACATGTCCCGGCCCAAGGATGAGGATGGCAATATCACCGACAAGAATGCTCGCGTGCTGGAGAACAACAAGCCCAACTACAGCCAGATCGGCAACCTCCTGAACCTGAAATGGGAGTTCAACCGATTCCTCTGCACCGACCCACCACCCAACACCGATCCCATGACTGGCCTCACCCCAATTGAGAAGGCGGAGAGAGTTTTTCTAAAGCTGCTCGATATCTGCAACGAGCGCCGCGAGTGGGTAACCCACAAGTCACGCGGTGTGGATAACTATGCGCCAAAGGTCTTTGACACCCACCCGGAGCGGGAAAAGGTGCCCCTTCATATGTTCAAAAAGGCGATGGCAAACCTGCTCTACCAGAAGCGAATTGTCATCGTTGAGACAGGCACCAAGAGCCGCACAAAATACCACCTGATTTCAATTACAGATAGCAGCACCGCCACCTAACTTTTTACGTGCCAGATAACAAGGGTTTCGTAGTAAAATCAGTATGTTGGGTATGCCAAAAAACTGCTGCCACACAATACCCACCTACGGTGGATGGGGGAGGGCCATTATCGGCCCCCCTCCCCCATTAAAGCCAAAAGCCGATTGCAACCTAGGAGGAACCCAAAATGATCCCCGCAGAACCCAACTACACCTACCTCGAACACAATACATTCGACGGCAAGGTCACCCTCAACCACAAACACCCCGTGATAGGCTGGGTCGAAGCCAGTCATGGTGGATTCTCCCAGCTTGCCATGCTGCCAGTCATGATGGTGCAGCGAGCCGAAAAGGACTGGGGCGTCCAGTATCCAAACGGCAACATCGTTGGCGATGATGGCCAGTGGTACAGGGATGCCAACGAGTTCCTCACCACGGCACAGGACTTTGAAGATTGGCCCAAGCCTGAGAAGGTGAAGGAGCCAGCCTGATATGATCAACAAATCTCAACCCGCGAAACCGGTCGGCCTGCTGCCGTTCAACCGCCGCCGCATCATCGACCTCGCCATCCGGCAGGTCGACTTCCTCGAACGATGGATTGCCGATCCCTTCACGCCGCCGGAAAACATCAGGCTGTTCGAATCCAGATTGATCACTGCCCTCTCTGATCAACACCGGGCGTTGCAACTCAAGGCCAAGCTGCCGCCTGAGTGGGTTGGTCCACAGCAACCAAAACTGCTGTAATCTGTTGATTCACGCGGACCCCTCTACCCAACCCAAGGGATATCACCATGCCGACCAAAGAAGAGCGCCCAGACGACGTGCCGACCACCAACGTCAAGGCCGGATTCCCCGGCACCACGACCTCATCCGTCAAGCCGGACGATCCGGGCGCAACGCCTGCGCCGCCGCCGCAGGACAAGAACAACCCGCAGGCCGGTCAGGAAGGCCCGTCAGCCTCGGCCAGAGGTGGCCACGTCATCGATGACGGCTCGGAGCCGCTTCCCGGCCAGCCGATGAAGGACAGCGCGTCGGGCGAGGAGACCGTCACCGTGCGGACCACCGGCACCCCGCTGAAGGGCGGCGCTCAGGACAAGTCGTCCAAGAAGAGCTAGTCCGATTGCCTGACTTGACTGCCGCTGGCGCGAGCGTACCGCAAGCAGAGCCTGCGGCTTGGGTGCATCCACTACGCCCCCCGGCCAAAATGGCAGCATCTCAGGCAGCAGGTTCACCGGCAGCAAAGTGGCCCAAGCCTAACCGCTGAAGGTGAAAGCGCCTCGACCATCTCGTCCTCCAAAGTCGAACGTGGTCGGGGCGGCTTGCTCCACCGCCAGCCTGTGCTACAAATCCCGCCATGCCCGCCCTACCCAACGCACGCCGCGAACGCTTCTGCCAGCTTCGGCTGGAGGGCAAGACTCTGGAGCAGGCCTATGCCGGTGCCGGGTACAATCCGTCCAAGCCAGCCGCCAGCCGCATGGCCAAGATGCCGGACATCGTCCAGCGCATGAAGGAACTGCACATTGGCGCGCTGAACCACAGCGAGGTGACGCTGGAGTCCATCGCCGACCAACTCGACGCCGACCGCCAGCTTGCCTACAAGCAGAAAAACCCCAGCGCAGCCGTCGCCGCGACGATGGGCAAGGCCAAGCTGTACGGCCTGATCAACGAGAAATCGACGGTGCAGGTGACCCACAACTACGCCATGATGACCATCGAGGAACTCAGGTTCGAGATCGCCGCCATCCACGCGGAGGCAAGGGCGCTGAAGGCGGGAGTGAAGACTTGAAGCCGCATCACAAGCAGGTTGCCGCCCCCAAGCCGCGCGGCACCGACATCCAGATGTACATCCGCGACGGCCTTGTGAACCTGCGCACGCCCGACTGTCCGGGAAGCAAGCGGGTGCCAGAGGACTATCTGGTGGCGCTCGGCTTCTCGATGGCCTTCCGCCATCCGCAGTTCCGCAAGATGATGCTGGCCCTCGTCCATGAGCAATACGACCAAGGCCTGCTCTCCGACGTGATCGAAACCCACCGACCGGCCAGCACGGTGAATTGACCGTAGGCATGCCTTCCTTGCCACAGCGGAGGCCGTACAGCGCGATTCGAGGGTTCCGGGGTAGAATGACCCATGCCAACCGCCGACGAACTCCTACCGCTGGAGATGATCGATGCCTTGCCGCTTCAGACGCAGCAGCACTACGCCGCCCTTACCTCCACCCTCGTCGCACGGCTCAGGCAGCGACAGTTCTTCGACCTCTTCCCGGACGAAGACATCCTCGACACGGACGGATCGGTCTTGGTCTACGCGAGACATCACTATCCAAAGCATCTGGAGTTTTTCGCGGTTGGGGCCGATTACCGGGAGCGCTGCTTTCTGGCAGCGAATCGTGTAGGGAAAACTACCTGTGGTAGTTATGAACTGACCTGCCACCTGACCGGCACCTATCCTGACTGGTGGACGGGCCGACGCTTTTCGATGCCTGTCCGGGCATGGGCCTGCGGTCGCCGCAACGAGACGACGCGCGACATCGTGCAGAAGTCGTTGCTGGGCACCGTTGCTTACGACGGGCTGCGGAAAGTCTTGGAGGGGACCGGCATGGTGCCGGGTCACCTGATCGGTCGCGTCACTTGGAAGCGCGGCGTCGAAGACCTTACTGACACTGTAAAGATTAGACATTCCACGGGCGGCTGGTCGACGCTCGGCATGAAGTCATACGAGCAGGGGCGTGGCTCTTTCGAAGGGACATCGCAGCACGTCATCTGGCTGGACGAGGAGTGTCCAATGGACGTCTATGGCGAATGCCTGATCCGCACCATGACCACGCAGGGGTGCCTGTTGCTGACCTTCACCCCGCTGGAGGGGATGAGCGAGACGGTGCTTCAGTTCCAGTTGGAGAGCGACCGTGCAACCCTAGGTCATATGTAGACAACGGATACGGCTGTGCTAGGCTGGTCGGATGGAGAACATTCCAACCCGCTTTCGCGGCACCTGCGAGTTCTGTGGGAAAGCCATCAACACCAGCGAGTCTGGCGTTCATCAGTTTGTCCGTGGCTGGGTGATGAATCGCATGGGTGGCGGTGGCCACGGCGTCTCGCTGCCAGAGCGTGAGCCGCGCTTTGCCTGCGGCTACTGCATCAAGCTCCGGACGGAAGGCTCGTTTGGCCAGACCTCGATGTTCGAGGCAACTGCCCCATCTGGGACAGTTGACCCTGAGCCGGGGCCGACCAACGCCGGGTATGATGGCCACCTGCTTGTCCATGTCTGCAATGTCTGCGGTGGACCGGCCTGCTTCGGCATCGGGGTGGCGGTCAAGGAGGGTGACCTTGGCCTGTGGTATTGCAGTGTCCATCAGCCGGTGGAGAAGGTCCGGTGAAAGCAGAATCCCGCAACCCGGAACGTGATAGGGAGATTATTGCCTTGGCCGACTCTGGCGTGCCGCTGGAGGATATCGCGCGCCGGTTTCGCATTGGCTTCGCGCGGGTCAGGCAGATCATCTATCGCGATATCCCGGTTGCTCTCGACCTCTCGCGGAAGGCTCAACTGCGGGCCGAAACGATGGCGGCATGGCACAAGACCGGCATGACCTACAAGGCCATTGGCGAACGCTATGGCATTACCGGGTGTCGCGTCAGCCAGTGCATCGCCAAGCATGAGCGGCGTCTGTACCGGGAGCAGAAGCATGGGCCGAAGCCCAAGGTGCGCCGCATCGCCACCGTGACCGGGCTGGAGATGAAGCCCGGAGCGATCTGGCATACGTGGTATCTCGACCCAAGCAGGAGGGAGACGGAGTGATGGTTGATATGGACACGGTAATGGAACTGGACGAGCGCATCGGGCAGCTTGAGGCCGAACTCGCCGAGGCGCGGGCGCAGATCGCGGCCAAGGATGCAATGCTGGATCGGCTACGCTTGGAACTGGATCGGGCGGGTGAACTGATCGACGCTGATTTGCTGGCCCGCGCAGTCAAGGCCGAGGACCAGATCGCGGCCAAGGATGCGGCGCTGGCTTTCTATCGCGACGGGTTTTTCTACGAGCCGAAACGAAGCAAAACCGGCATCGACCTATCGGAGTGGAAGCCCAAGGAAGCACTGCTGGAGGACTGCGGCAACCGCGCTTCTGCCGCGTTGAAAGGAAAGACGGAGTAATGGTCGCTTATGATGAACGGTCAGGTTATCGCGAACGCTTGCTGAAGGCTGAGGCCGAACTCGCTGAGGCGCGGGCGCAGATCGATCAGCAAGCCGCACTGCTCGACACATGCGGCAGTCAGATCAATGACCTTGAGGCGCAGATCGCGGCCAAGGATGCGGCGCTGCGGAATATCCGCGAACTTATCTGGAAGGGCAGCCACTCTGGTGAACACTTGGGTGAGTGCATGAAGATCATCAACGCCGCACTCGCCGCGCCAGCACGGGAGACGAAGTGATGTCCACCACAGGCTACGGACTAGAAGAACAGATCAACGACCTGAACGCTGAACTACGCGATACGCGGGCCACGCTGCGCCAATCGCTACAGCATCGTGACACGATGCGGGCCGAACTGGCTGAGGCGCGGGCGCAGATCGCGGCCAAGGATGCGGAGATAGCCCGCCTGCAACAGGCGCTGCTGACGTGCGCGGCCATCCCGCACATGGGCCAGTACACCGGCAGTCAGGTGAAAGCCGCCATTGAGGCGAGCAGGCCGTGGTCGAAGCAGCCAGACAAGAGGAGCACACCATGAGCGACATCCACCCGGCCCCGGCTGAGTTCAACGACGCCGAACTGACGACCGACCCGATCCTGCGGTTCTTCCACTACAGCCACCTGCCGCCGTCGCTGCGCGCTGCATCGAAGCCGTTCTGCGATCTGGCTCGCCACATCATCGACTCGACGCCGCGCAACGCGGAGCGCACGGTGGCGCTGAGGAAGCTGCTGGAGGCCAAGGACGCAGGTGTCCGCGCCATGCTGCAATTATGACGATGGAGGCTGGCGTCTGCCCGGAATGCGAGCGCCGGTCGAGGGTGGTTGAAACCCGCGTCAACCGTGGCCTGCTGACCCGCCGCCGTGAGTGCGTCCGCTGCGGCCACCGCTGGAACACCGTCGAAATCAGGCAGGATGACCTGCACCGCACGGCCAAGGCCATAGTGGAGGGGAGAAAATGACCCGGTATGATGACATGATGGAGTCTGATCCGGCACCGCGCAGGACCAAGATGCTGCGCTATGTCGGCAGGGACGGCAATCACGAACGCTTCGAAGCGTGGTGGCTGGACGCGGACGGATACCCAACGCACCCGGTGGAGGCAGGCAATGAATCAACCAATCTTACCGGGGATTAGGGGTAAGGCCTGCCGCACCGTCGTGGCGGGCGACATCGCCCATGACGTCACCTTCTCCGGGATGCGCGGCGTCTTCTTCACCATCACGTCGAAGGGCGAACTGGTGATGGGGCAGGCGCTGCACGACGACCACGCCAGCAACGAACTCGCCGAAATGCTGGTCGACCTGTTTGGCAGGGCTTACGGATCGGCGCTGCTCAAGGCGGAATCCCGCGCGCTGGCGACGGAGACCCTGAACAAGTCGCTGGAGCGCAGGCTGAAGGACGCCGAAGATCGCGCCAAGGCGGCAGAAAATCAGCTTAAGCGTGGCACCGTCCATGTGGTAAATCACGACAAGCCTTCCCGGCTGCACCACCGACAAAGCCCGCTGGACAAGGATGATGACCGTTGATCGCCGCATCTACGCCGGTCCCTGTGTTGGCGGGCCGTGGAAGGAGCGCTGGCTGGAGTCGCGAGGCGACCCGGTCTACCGGCTGGCGCGCATGAAGGAAGTGAAGGTCGACGCCCTCAACTACTATGGCGACTACTGGCAGGAATTCGGCTGTGGCGAGTATCGCTGGGACGTTGGCATCTGGTGGTGGAGGGGATGGGAATGACGACCTCCAATGACATCCTGTTCTGGTTCTCCCTCTTCTGCGTCGTGGTGACGAGCCTGATCTTTTTCCTCGGACGGAGGCTCTAGTGAGCCACGACCGCAGCCTGCTCGTCTGGATGCTCGTCTACTGCGCGCTGTTCTTCACCGCGCTCTTCGGCCTGATCTTCTTCGTCCAGTGGCTCTACCCATGAGTTACATTCGCAAGAGGCTCGAATGGGTGGTGTTCTACGTCGTGCTGCTGACAATCCTGCTGTGGATCGTCTGGCAGTTCATGCCATGATCCGCATGACGCACACCAACATCCGTTGTGGTAATGAGGTTTTGAACAGGAGGGAAACACGCATGCCAACATTCATCGATCCCAAAACCGGGCTTCCCGGCTTCAGCTACAACCTCGCCCCGGAAGACCCGGATAATCCCGACCAAGTGCCGGTTGCCGACGAGTCCACCCCGCCGAAGATCGGGGAAGAGGTCGAGCATGAGGGCGTCGTGGCGCTTGGCGATCCCGAAACCATTCCCGATCCCGACAAGCCGCAGCCTGCACCGGAAGAGCCGGAAGGCGACCCCGACGACAACGACCAGCCCAGCGGCAACCCGGAAGACGATGACGACATCGGCGACGAGGACGAGGAAGACCTCCACCGCAGCGAGAATCCGACGTGGCCGATCCCGCAGGAGGAGCCTGACGCCAACCCGCCAGCCGGGTGATCTAGCCCGCTGTTGTGTTTTGCCTGAGTTTGCATGATATTCCGCTCTATTCGCGGTCACCCGTGAACTAAGCAGTGCCTGTCTTACCGGACCTTGAAATCTGGGTGGCAGGCATTGCCACACCTTGGAGAGGCTCACTCCATGCCACTTTTCCTGACGGAATACGCCTCGCTTGCGCGCGACGGCCAGCATCGTGACATCGCCGCTGGCATGGAGCCGTGCATTGCCGACACCTCGTTTACGGTGTCTGGCTCCAGCGGCCAGAGCGCCGTCTTCAGCCCGCAGACATCCTTCGTGATGATCCATGCGCAGGAGGCCTGCTGCCTCGCATGGGGCACCAACCCGACCGCGACGACCGCCAAGCAGCGCATTGCAGCCGGGGAAACGCGCTATGTCGGGATACCTGCCGGTGCAGGCTTCCGGGTTGCCGCGATCTTGGGAGTCTGAGCCATGATGAAAGGCTCACGCGGCAGCGACGACACCGACCCCGTCCCCGATCCCCTCGATGACCTGCTGGCCCTGCTGCGCGACCCTAAGAAGACCGAAGCCCGCGTTCGCCAGATACAGGCGGCAACCCAGACGCACCTCGACGCACTGGAGGAACTGCGCGTCCGCGAGGCTGAACTGGAGACCGGCAAGCTGAAGCTTGAGGGCCGCGAGAAGAGCAACGTGGCGCGGCAGCGGGAACTCGATGAACTCGCCTCAAAGCTGTACGACCGCGAGAACGCCATCGAAGCCAAGGAGCAGCAGGCCATCGAGGCGCTGAAGAAGGCCAAGGCCGACGAGGCGGAGCGGCAGCAGTACAGCCTTGAGCAGCAGCGCGCCCTCGACCAGCAGATGGCCGATCTGGAGCAGCGCGAGAAGCTGGCGGCTGGTCAGGAATCGGCGTTCGAGCGGGAGACGGCGGAGATCGCCGCGACCAAGCACAAGCTGGAGGCCTACGAGAAGAATCTCATTGCGCGGCAGGAAGACCTCGACCGCAGGATGGAAGCGATGAAGGTGCTGGTGGCGTGATCGGCGGCATGGAGATCGGCAACGTCACCGTGGTGACGACGGCCAACGGCGGCAGGACACCGGAGTACTTCGCGGAGCGGATCATGGATCGCCTGATGTACATCGGCGACAACATCCCGGAGCCGCTCAAGGAGCAGGTGCTGTCGTACCAGCACCAGATGCACCAGATCATCCTCGCCGGAATCAGGGCGGCGATAGAGAGTGACCGCAACTACCGCAAATGAGGAAGGCTCAGACTCATGGCACCGACACAGGCAATATGCACCAGCTTCAAGCAGGAACTTCTCACGGGTGGACACAACTTCACCACCGGCCAGCACGTCTTCAAGATCGCGCTGGTAACCTCGTCCTCGACCATCAGCGGCAGCACCGCCAACTACAGCGCCATCGACTCGCAGGTAGCTGGCACGGGCGGCTATACGACGGGCGGGGCCACGCTGACCAACGTCACGCCGACCACCTCCTCGACCACGGCGCTGACCGACTTTGCGCCTGATCCGACGTGGGCGGCATCGACCATCACGGCTCGCGGCGCGCTGATCTACAACACCTCTTCTTCACCGGCCAACAAGTCGGTGCTGGTGCTGGATTTCGGCTCGGACAAGTCGTCCTCGGCGGGTGATTTCACGGTGGTCTTCCCTGCGGCAGACGCGAGCAACGCGATCATTCGCATCACCTGATCGGACGATTGGCATGGCTGACGTCGGCAGCGGAGCAACTCCGCGCACCTTAGCGTGGGCGCGGCCATGACGGTCTTTACCGACAATTTCAACCGCTCCGACGCCGCGCTTGAAGCCAGCCCCACCTTATCGGGCGGCGGGACGTGGACGCATGACGGGACCATTGCCGGTGCCGCGATCATCTCGTCCAATCAACTGGCCAACAACACCACCGACGCCGCAGGCTCGCTGTATTCCGTCGATGTTGGTTCTGCCGACCAGTATCTCCAGTACACAGTTGTTGACACCACGGGGAACGCTTTCCTCGCCATGCGCGCCGAACACCGCGTCAAGCTGATCGGCGTCCGCGTCAGCGGCAGCAACTTCCAAGTCTGGGAAATCCCCGGCTTCTCCAACGCCTACAACGTCGACCACGGCTTTGTGTCGGGCGATGTCGCCAAGGTCATACTGACCGGGACAGGCTTCACGATCTACAAGAACGGTGTCTTGCAGGGCGGCGGCTCGCTCTCTGGCTCATTCACCGGAACGCGGGTCGGCATACATGTCCGGCAGGCGATCCAGAACCCGTGGATCGACAACTTCGAGGCGGGCACCATTGGCCCTCCCTACGCCGACACATTCAACCGCTCCAACGCCAATCTGGAGTCATCGGCTACAGCCTCTGGCGGCTGGGCATGGACGCACGATGCAGCGATCAGCGGCGGTGCGGCGATTGACGGCAACCAGCTACGCTGCAACACCAGCGCCTCTGGCGGCACCGCCTACCTGACGCCGGACGGCGCAAGCCTGAACCAGTACGTCCAGTTCAAGGTGGTCAATAACGACAATGGCATGGGCCTCGGCCCATACGCCGCCCTGCGCTACGTCGACATCAACAACTTCATCGGCATCCGGTACGGCGCAGTCTCATCGGTGGCTGGACATATCGATGTTCGCGTCAGGGTCGGTGGGACGTTTACGATCCTCTACCTGAGTGCCAGTGGCACTGAAGCCCCTCTAGGGGCAATCCTCAGACTGGAGGTGGATGGGACCGGCGTCAGTGGCGATGCGTGGCGGGTTTACAGCGACGGCGTGCTGAAGGGGTCTGGCACCATCGGTGCAGCGCTGAACGCAACCCGGCAGGGTCTTGTCCCTCGCTCGCTCGCCACCAACCCGTGGCTCGACGATTTCGAGGCCGGTGTTCTTTCTGCGGGTAGTGGCGTGAGTGTCACCACCACCTCGCCTGCCATGACAATCGCCGCTGGCACGGTCGCGGTCACGGTCAATCGCGTCTTCACCGACACCTTCAACCGCTCCGACGCCAACCTTGAAGCCTCTGCCACCGCGTCGGGCGGCTGGACGTGGACGCATGACGGGTTGATCAGCGGCGCGGCAACAATCTCCTCCAACGCCCTCTCCGGGAACACCACCAACACGACCGGGTCGGCCTACAAGACACCGGACCTCGCAACCACCAGCCAGTACGTCCAGTACAAGGCCACCACCGTCACCAACACGACCGGGCCGTTTGCCGCCCTGCGCTTGGCTGACCGCAACAACTTCATCGGCATACGGCAGGGCAACGAAGGCACCGGGACCGGTGTTGTCGTCGTCTACCGCCGTGTCGCTGGTTCGCTGGCTGCGCTGTACACGTCGCCTCTCGCCACCGTTGCCGTCAATGATGTCATCCGGCTGGAGGCTGTCGGCTCGTTCTTCCGGGTGCTGAAGAACGGCACCGAACTCAAGACATGGACGGAGATTGGCGCAGTCTTCGCCTCCACGCATAGCGGCGTCGTGGCAAGGACGACTGTCGCCTCCTACTTCGATGACATGGAGTTCGGCGCGCTGACCGTCTCGTCCGTCTATGCCGACAACTTCAACCGGGCTAACGCCAATCTGGAGTCCAGCCCGACCGCCTCCGGTGGCTGGAACTGGACACATGACGGGGTCGCTGCCGGGGCGCTGGCGATCTCCAGCAACGGCCTGTCGTGCGGCATATCCGCGGCACCCTCCAGCGCCTACTGGACACCTCCGCTCGCCTCGTCCAACCACTACGTCCAATGGGTCGTGCCGTCCACATCCCCGACGCAGAGCCTCAACTCCTCTGGCGTCGTTTGCCGGTATGCCGACAAAAACAACTACCTCGTCGCGGTGGTTAACAACAACGCTGGCACCGGCACGCTGCGGGTCAGCCAGCAGGTGGGCGGTTCGTTCACCACGCACTACAACTCGAACGCCAACCCGGCGGTGGCTGGCGACACCATACGGCTGGAATGCGTCGGCACGGCATGGACGCTGAAGAAGAACGGCAGCACGGTTTCCAGCGGAACCTTCAGTTCAGCACTGACCGCCAGTCGGTGCGCCGTACACGCGCATGATCTGGTTGGCCCGGTGTGCGACGATTTCGAGGCCGGTGTCATTGAGAGCGTGAGTGTCACCACCACCTCGCCTGCCATGTCGATGATTGCTGGTCCTGCCGGGGCCACGGTCAACAGCGTCTTTACCGACAACTTCAACCGGGCCGACCAGTACCTGTCATCCAGCCCCGGCTGGGTCTACTGGGGTGGCAATCCGCTGACCATCGCCGCCGTCCGCTCCAATGCACTCGCCTCGCTGGCCAGCGGCGGTGACTTTGGCGTCCAGTACAACGTTCCCAACCCCGGCAGTCGCGACCAGTACATCCAGTTCAAGCTGGCGCAGGTGGGCACGCCGCAGTCGCTCGTCGTTGCCCGCTCGTCGCTGGGAGACAACTTCGTCGGCATCCTGAATGCCGGGACCAGCATCGTTGTCCTGCGCTTCATCGATGAGGTCAGCGTCACGCTGGCCACCTACACCGGGGCCGCTGCCGTCAATGATATCTACAGGATGGAGTTGGTTGGCGACTTCGTTCTGGTGCTCAGGAACGGCTCGCCGCTTGGCCCTCCTGTCGCCATCGGCCACACCCATCCCGGCACCAACGCAGGCGTGATTTTCTACGGCAACACGACAAACCCGTTCATCGATGACTGGGAATCCGGGCCGATTGTCCTGTCAATTGGTCCCCATGCTGACAGCTTCAACCGCTCCAACGCCGATCTGGAAGCCAGTGCGACGGCCTCCGGTGGCTGGACGTGGACGCATGACGGGGCGATCAGTGGCGCGCTGTCGATTGTCTCGAACCAGCTACGCAACAATACGGCAGACGCTGTCGGCTCGGCCTACAAGTCGCCGGACACTGGCGACCTGAACCAGTATGTTCAGTTCAAGGCACTGAACGTAACCGCACTGACCGGCCCATTTGTCTGCCTTCGTCTGGCCGACAGGAACAACTTCGTCGGCATCCGCGTCGGCAGTTCTGCCTTCGGCGGCGGCGAACTGGAAGTGTATCTCCGCAACAGCGGAACATTTACCGCGCTTTACAACAGTTCAGCCTCCAACGAGATCGCCGAAAATGACCTCATGCGGTTCGAGGTCAGCGGCACGGGCGTCAGCGGCGATGCGTGGCGGGTCTACAAGAACGGCGCACTGATCCGGTCTGGTAGCAACATTGTTGCGGCGATGACTTCGACCCGGCAGGGTCTGGTTGCGCGCGCACTTGCCTTCCAGCCGTGGATCGATGACTACGAGGCAGGGGCGCTTTCCGTCTCGGATGTGATTACCGCATCAGCCGCGCTTGGCATCAGCGTCGGCACCGTCTCGGTCACCGCCACCTCCCCAGCCATCAGTCAGGCTGGCAGCATCCTCCAGTGGAGCGTCACCAGCACCGCCAACACCGGCACCGTATCGTCCACCATCACGGTGCCAGCCGAAGCCAAGATCATTGTCGTTGGCGTCTCGGCGCAGCAGGGCACCAACAGCGGCCTTGCCGCCATGACCTTCACCAAGGGCGGCGTCGACACCGCGATGACCAAGGTCGCTGCTGACGGCTCGAATGCCAATTGGCAGGGCGCGATCTTCTGGCTGGCCTTGCCCGACACTGGCGACAACAAGACGCTGAAGTGGGACTGGATCGGCAGCGGCACGTCGTCCGTCGACCGGATGAACTTCTCCGCCACCTTCTGGGCTGGCGTCGACACCACCTCGCCTGTCCGGTCGAGCGGCGGCGGGCAGATGGCCAGCGCCTTGGCCAACCTAACCTGCATCACCACCGACAAGGTGGTCGCGTTCATGGCAATGCGCTGTCCCGCCGCGAACGGGTCCGGCACCATCGACGGCTGGAACAACCTGACCGAACTCGCCAACATCACCCACAACGCACAGGCCGAAGGCGTCTGGGCGGTGGCTTCCCCAACCGGCAACATCACCTGCCACGGCACCGCGTCGAGCAACATCGATGAAGCCGCCTTCGCCGCCGTCACGCTGGTCTTGGGAGCGCCTTCGGCGGTCAATGTCAGCGTCACCGTCAGCCCGACCACGGCGCTGTCCGTCGCTCCCTATGCCGCCGTCAGCGATCTGGCGGCTTACGACACGATCACCTACGGCACCCGCGCCAACACCATCCTGACGCCGCAGGGCGGCGCTGGAGACCTACAGGCGGCAATCCTGTTCATCAGGCCGACCGGCACCGGCACGCCGCCGACCGTCACCCCACCGGGCGGCTGGACCTCGATGTGGACCGCCTCCTCGGTGTCGGACGGTGCGACTACCGGCACCCTGTACGGCTGGTCTAAATTCCGCGCTGTCGGCGATTCCAGCTACACCTTCACCCACACCTCGGCGCAGACCAGCGCCTTTATCGGCGGCATAGCGCGCGCCGCTGGCACCATCGACGCCCAGTCTCACAACAGCGGCACGTCCGGCATCAGCATGGTCGCCACCGCCATCGTCACCGACGAGTACCCGAACGAGGAACTGCTGTTCGTCGGCCATGACTGGACCTCGGCCAGCCATTCGCCGCCAGCCGGGTTTACCGAACTGCTCGACGGCCAGCCGCTGTACATCGCCAGCAAAGACCTGACGGCGCTTGGCGATACCGGCAGCGCTTCGGTGACCAGCGGCGCGAGCAGCAGCCCGTGGCAGGCCAAGCTGCTGGCCTTCGTGCCAGCCGGGGTATCCATCGCCCCGCAGCAGAACGCCTCCATCAGCGTCACCATGTCGGCGCTGGCGATCACCAATGGCGGTGTCGGCAACCCGATCAGCTTCACTGTTTCGATGGAGGCGATGGCGGCTGCAACCAGCACGCCGACGGTCCTCATCCCAACCAGCGTCAACGCCGCTACCAACCTGCTGACGATGGCCACCAGCACGCCCAGCGTGGTTGGCAAGGCGACGGCCACCCTGACCACCACCCCGGCGCTCGGCATTACAGCCGGGGACGTGACGGTTGCCCTGACCGGTGCGATGTCGGTCCTTGTCGACCTCCTGCCCGCGCTGGCCATCGATGTCGGTCATGCCGACACCGTCGCCCCGACGCTGGTCGATGTCAGCGGCAACTTCATGGTGTCTTCGGTCGGCACTGCTGTCGGCAGCATCCGTCCCGACGTCACCGTTACCGCCATGCCCGCCCTCGCCAGTGCAGGCGGCGGCGCGATCTTCACCGGGCAGGCCATCGTCTATGTGACCGGCGAGGCGATGAGTGCGCTGCTTGGCGGCAACGGCTCGGTCGAGGGCGATGCCGCCGTCACCACCACCGGCACCAGCCTGTCGATGGCCATGGCGCTCGGCAACGAGTCTGTCACCATCGGCAGCAACGCCATCGTGGCCGACGTTCCGGCCATGACAATTACAGCCGGAACAGCCGACTCCATCGCCATCGCCTTTGTTACCGTCAACGTCACCGCCATGCCTGCTCTGGCGATCCGGGGTGGCAATACCTTCGTCAGTCTTCCCGGCGCACCAAGCCTCAGCGACCGGAACAGGGAAGGGCAGATGCTGGCCCCGACCAACTGGATGGGCGCTTAAACGAAAGGGAAACGAAAATGATCAACGCTCTGCTAACGCTCATAATCTACTTGCTCATCTGCGGAATCCTCTACGGATTGCTGGTCTACGTGGTGGACAACTTCATACCGGAGCCGCCAGCCCGGATGATCAAGGTGGCTGGCGTCGTCGTGTTGTGCATCGTCGTGATCGTGCTTTTGCTGGACCTCGTCGGCGGCGGCACGGTTGGCCTGCCAAGGCTACGCTGATGCCTGAAGTCGCGGCGTCGAGATACATTGTTCAGGCGGGATGGGACGACGTCCCGCATCTGGACGAGAAGACCAAGGTCGAACTCTTGGGGTCGACGCCGGAATACCTGCGCGATGCGCGCTCCAAGGGCGAGCCGTCGATGGGAAGCGGGGTCATTTACCCGATCCCGATCAGCGACGTGGAGGTCAAGCCGTTCGCCATCCCGTTTGGCTGGAAGAAGGCCTTCGCGCTGGACGTCGGCTGGAACCGGACGGCGGCGCTGTGGGGCACCCAGAACCCGGTCGACGGGACGCTCTACCTGTACAGCGAGCACTACAAGGGGCAGCAGTTGCCGGTCGTCCACGCCACCGCCATCAAGCAGCGCGGCGAGTGGATCAGGGGGGCAATCGACCCGGCTGCGAAGGGATCGTCGCAGAAGGATGGCAAGCAGTTGAAGGTCGAGTACCAGTCGCTCGGCCTTGTTCTGGTGGACGCCAACAACGAACTGGAGTCCGGCCTGCTCGGAGTCTGGCAT